GGAAGCAGTTTGCTTATCTGATAGTCGGCAACTTCTAAAGCTCTTTGCCTTGCCTCGTTATAAGGAACACCAGAATCTCTAAGAGTGTCAAGAGCTTCTTCATACTCTCGATCCCAGTGTTCGTTGTGAGCTTTTGTGCTCAGGACTTGTTCACCCAACACCTTCTCGTGGATGGCTGGCGCAGGCTTCTTACCCAACTCAGACATGAATTGGTCGTGAGTCATGCGGGGCATGCCCATGACTTCATTGAGGCCGCGCTCTTGGATTTCAGTAGGCTTGATGCCAGTGATGCCCATGAGTTCCTTCATGAACTCTGCGCCTGTGCCCACCTTGCGCTTCAAACCCTTAGCGGCCCTGTCAACAGCAGAGTGCAGTGGCTTTCCTTCGCCGACCAGCTTCTTCATAGGGGGCGCTCCTCAATCTCTAAGTGGTGGGCGTGGGTGATGCCGCCCTTGGCCTTGGATATAGCAGACTTTGTCTTTGTGCCTTTGTTCCAAGCGTAAATATCGCTTGGGTAGCTGTACAGCTTCTGCGGGTCTGTCTTTGTGCTGGCGCGTGAGCCATAGTCAATAACTTGCCTAGCCACCAATGCATGACCCGGCTGAAGTTGTCTCGCATGTCGATCAAATGCAAACTTATCAAACCTACGGGAGCCATGCTTGTCAACAGTAACAGGAAACTCGTGCAAAGTATGAACGTTAATGTGCATGGGGGCAATGCCGCCAGCAAATTCAGATTCACCTTCATCAGTATGGGCATAACTTCCAGCCACATGCGGCGACGTGGAAGCAAAAGTAGCGTAGCCAACACGAGGCTTGCCTTCCAAGAATTCAGTTGGCAATTCTTTGTGGCCTATGCCACCACGGTACAAAACATCTTTGACCTTACTGCCTTCAAGAAACTTAGCCTTGTCGACATCGCCGCCCTTGGCATACAGTGATGGCTTGCCATACTTTGGATTCTTTGCCAGCACCAGTGGGCCGATCTGAACCACATGCTCAGAGTGCGTGATGGGTTGCATGGTCTCGCGGTCATAGAAGTCACCATGACGGCGTGGGTCGTAACCTACTTGGCGGTAGTCAGGATGGTTCAGATACTTCTTGAAATGCTCGACGGCCTGCTCTTCGTTGATGTGTTCAAGCTCACCCTTGATCCGAGCAAACGAGTTTTTGTTTTGTTCGCCAGTAGCAACTCGGATGGCCTTGTCAGGGGAACCCTCAAAAGTTGCGTTGCGCACTGAAGACACTGGGCCGTATGAGTTGGGGAGCTTGTGTTCGCCACTACCCTCTTCGTCGTGTACTGAATTGACCCACACGCCATGACGCTCGTATGCTGGGATGTCCAAGCGGAGACCAACACGGCGACCAGCAGGCCAGCTTTCATGTGCCCGCCAGTTTTGCTTCTGGCGAGGAAGCAGTATGTCCATCGCCCTCTCATTGGTTGCAGGCTGGGGGATGAAGTCATACTTCTTGACGGGCTTCTCTTTGGCGACCAGCTTGGCATAAGCCTTCTGCTTCAGTTCGCCCTCCATCAAGGCACGAGCGGCGGCTTCAATGCTGGGGTTACGGCGGCTGGCGGCATCATCAAAGACGGTAGGACGCACCTCAACCTTGCCACCCTTGTTCTTTTTATCAGTGGGCAACTTCACTGCGCCTCCATCGGCTCTTCTGTATGGGCGGCGCAGAACATCACCGTCCTCATTGAACCCATGCTGACCGTAAAAATCTGACAAGCGCTCTCTCTTCGATTCGTCGCCTGCCGGGATTAGCATGAGGTTGATTTTGTGTTTGTCAGCCGCCTCGGTAATCTTGCGCATTGCTCTTGTGCCGTGTCCCTTGCCTTGCTCGTGCGCCTCAAGGTTTACCAACTCAACTTCGTTTGGAGCGTAATCTTCAAAACTTAAACTCTTGATGCCATGAGGCCTGCCAACTTCTTGGCTCATCTTGACGGAACCGCCTTGGGCTTGGCCCTCAACAGATCCACCCTTGGCCTTCTTATCAGTGGGCAACTTCACAGGGCCAGCAATCCTCTCAAGGTTGGCTAAAGCCTTCATGCGGCGATTGAACTCATCGTTGCCGGGTTTGAGCGAGTCTCTCATACGCTGAAGCTCAGCAAGTTGCGCGGGTGTTAAAGCCATATTGACCCCAAGGTAGGACTGCCCGATTATAGAGATAGCGCCCGTTTAATCAACTGGTTGCAGGGGCTGGAGTCGCACCAGCGGTCTTCTGGGTATGAGCCAGACGGGATACTGCTTCCCCACCCTGCGGTATAGGTTGTTGGCAATGCGCCCACATAAAGCAGTGTTCATGCACTTTGCGTTTCAGACTGAAAACAATCGGCGCTAACCCGATTTCGCATTACCAACGCATTAACTTTATCACACCGCATACGGGTTCTCGCGCTTGTTCTGATAGCCCGCATCAATCACATCCTCTGGGTCATAGTCTTCCCTTGGTGGCGGGTCAATGTTCAGCCATCCATAGTCCCGCAGATACCGCAGGCCCTGCGACAGGGCATCCACATAGTCATCATGGACGGTCTCAGGGAACGCGCAGACTTGACTCACCATGCCCTCGGCCCAGTCCCTCACAAAGCCCTTCTTGACGCCGCTCTCAGGAACCCATACACGGCCCGCCTTGATGATGTTGGACACAATGTTAAGGCGTTGCATTTTGTCGGCCTTCCCGGGGTTGTAGGCCAGCACAGGCAGGTGCGCACGGGCCAAGTCTTGGATCAGGCTGATGCCCGCTGACTTGTCCTCAACAATGATCAGGTCAACACGCTTCTTGCCCTTGCCCTCGCCGTATACAAGCTCGTACTCCTCGATCACCTTTGGGCGCAGGTCAGGGTACTGCATATGATCCTGCCAGCAGTCCAGTATCAGGACGCTCATGGGGCCATCCAGCGGTTTGTACACACCAAGCGTTATGGCCGCAGTCGGGTCGTTGGCCGTCTTGTCTGAACTGGCGCAGTCATAGGACTGGATGATGTACTCCAACGGAGGAATAGGCTTGCCATCGGGCCACAGACGGAACCAATCGCGCTTGATGATGCCAGACTCCTCGGGATCAATGATCTCGGCATAGATCTCCTGCCTGCCAATCTTAGTACCTTCGTATTGCAGGATCTGCTTCTGGAAGGTGTCAGCAAGGTTGGCAATGTTGTCGTATGTGGATGCGGTCACCACGGCCACATCGTCACCGTCCCTGCCGATCAACTCCATGATCAGGTCTTTGGGCTTGGGTGTGGTGGTGCAAATGATCTTTGTATGCTTGCCCAAGCGGACGCCGAACATGATCTGATCCCACGCCTCTTGCAGGTATTCCCACGCCGCAAGCTCATCGCACCACGCACCGTGGAACTGCGGGCCTCGGAACCGCTCAGGCTCTGATGCAGGAATGCCCTTGATCAGGCTTCCGTTGGTCAGGCGTATCTCGTGCAGGGCCTTGTTGTAGTCCTCAACGAACTCCTTGGGGATGATGGATTGCAGTCCAGAGTCGCCCTCAAAGCAGGTTGCCCGCACGTCAGCGGACGTTGGGGCCGCTACCAGCCATCGGGTGTTGGGTTGCTTCCATGCCCACCAAGCGATCTGCTCAGCCGCTGTACGGGTCTTTCCAGCCCCTCGGCCAGCCAGTAGTAGCCATATCGTCCACCAGTCACCAACAGGCAGAATTTGGTGCTTGTGGGCCTTTGACAGCCATCCTGTGCGCCAAGCCCACTCAAGCTTGTAGTTGGTGTCAGGGATGGCGTCGAACTTGGCCCTTATCTCAGGGTCGGCCAGCAGGTCAAGGACGTCCTCAGACATTCTTCTCTTGCTTCTTTAGCTCAATGTTCTGCATGATGGCGTCAAACAGGGACTTGGACTCCACATGCACCTCGACGGGCTCTTCCTTTGATCCAGTCAATTGGACGCGCTCGCCGTACTTCTTGGGGTTGAACTTGGCTAACAGCTTCAGGCGCGTCTCGATCTGTAGCTTGCGGTGGCCCAGCATGTCCTCAACGGTGGTGCTGGAGCCCTTGTTGCTCATGTGTTGAACCTGACCAAACTTGGGCGTATCAGCGATTACCAAGCATTCCTCGGCCATTGCATCGTACCCAAGATCTCTGGCTCGCGCGATGGCTCTGGAAAGCCCCACGCCCTTCTCGCCCAAAGCATCATCACGGTACATCCAGTCATACACCGTCTGCCAAGCTGGCATGTGATCATCCCTGCATATCTGCCTCAATGGCTCCCCCTCACTTAGCCTCTTACATATCTCTGTTGCAAGCTCAGGGGTGTACTTGGATGGCCTACCAATCTTTTTTGTTGTCGGCGCAACGGCTACTACTTCTGTTGTATTGTTGTTATCGGCGGCGTCAGGCTCCCCAGAAGGGGTAATCTGCTCTCCTTGGCTTTTCTTCTTGGTCGCCATTGGCATCTCCGTTGGTATCGCTTCCCTCGATTTTAACTTTAAGTTTGTTCTTTTTCAATCCGTGCGGCTTTTTCTGCATCAGATCAATGGAATCGTCGTCCCGTTGCATCAGTGCCTTGTCCGACACCTTCCAAGATATTCTCTGCCTGATTGCCCTGAAGTCCATGTCAGTGATGCGCTTGCCCGCGCTCAGGTTTGTGCCGTATTTTAACCTCTGGAGGAACTGATTGTGGTCTATGCCTATCAGGTGGCAGTAAGCAATGAACGTCTTGGAATTGAAGAACACCACGGACTTTGCGGCGGCTGGATTGATGTTCGTGCGCATCTGCCCCTCCAACTCGCTTGGCCTGATCATCAGATCCCTCAAAGCGTTGGCAACAATCGCCGCGATCAGGTGCGCCGACCTTCTTGCCTGCTCATCACTGATAGATTCGCTATAAAAGTTAATCATTACTTTCCTTTTTTGGCCTGTTGATAAGTTGGCCGCACTCGTGGGCCTCAGCATTGGCCTTCGTTAAAAAAACAAACCCGCACTCCTTGCACCGCCAGATCAATCCCTCCACCACCTCGATCCGACGATCCCCGTGCAGGCCACGAGCCCTTCCCCAAAATGTTTTGATTGCCTCAAGCATTGTGATGCCCCCACCTTGTGCATATCTCCTTGACCGTCTCTGACTTTTTCTTTTTTGCGCACAACTTGCTGATGGATCTCTCTTTGGCTTTAACTTGCAGTTGAGATGCCGTCATTGGGACTGGCTCTGCGGGATACAGGCCATTCAGGCCAGTGATACCCAGCGCGGCGCTAAGGATCAGGCGGTCAATCATTGTTCTTATCCTTCAAGGCTTGCTCGATGGCTTTGTACAAAGTTGGTGGAAACATCATTGTTGTACCGCCACTCTCCCAATGTTCATTAACTTTTTTTTCTGTCTCCGCATAAACCTCTGTGGCTTCCTCATCCGTCAGCCCTACCCATGTGCGCCGTGTTGGGTGGGTGTAGAGTTTATGAACGCCGACTGGTAAATTGACTTCTAAAACATAAGCAACTTTGCCCACAGGCTCATGCCATCGAACTGCTATCGTCGCCATAGGCTCTTGGCTTTCCAACTCTGCAATGGCTTTGATTGCATCTTCTGCCAAGAGTTTGTATTGCTGTAACCAATATTGAGTTTCAGCATGATTTAAATGCCGCTCATCTTTTTTAAATGAAACAAGCGCCTGTTTCAACACTTCAATCATGCTTGTTCTCCTCTGGCTCTGATGGCATTGGCAATTCCAACTGCCGTTCCATTCTGTGCAGGGTGAGAAGTTAAACTAATGAACATCGCATAGCGTTGCTTTTCAGCAATTTCTGCACAGGCTTCACGTTCTTTGGCGGCTACCAGTTTGGCTACCAGTTTGGCAAACATCTGCAAAGGTTCACCAACACCCGCCCAACACCATTCGGTGTCATTACATAATTCTTTTGAGACTTGCAG